AATCCTTCAAACACCATAGGAAAAACAAAATTCCAAGCGGTAGATACTGGATTGGGAAAGTTTTCAGTTGTGGTTGCTAATACATGACTATATCCAACTTTATTTTTTCCTGTATATGGAGAGTCTTGTGGAACAGTTATATCATCTTGTTTATCCCAAGGTATATTCCAATCATCATTTACAAAATACCTTTCAAGAACATCTTGATAGTTTTGAGAAATAAAATCTTCGACTACAATAAAATCACTCATATAAAAAAGGGTGGTTCAACCACCCTACAGTATAAAACAAACACTTAAATTAAAGAGGGAGGTTGGATTCCTGTGTACCAACAAATAACGGGCATTACTACAGTAAGTAAATACGTCATTGCCTGAGACCCGATTGGTTGATCGGTTCTACCCTGCGGTAGCAGCACCACCTGTGTCTCATCACCTTAACCAGCGGTTGCCAGTAAGTTTATTCAGTCACTCCCATGTTGCGTCCAACAAATATAATATAGCAACAAAATAAGAAAGTGTCAACCCCTATAAACCTTAAGAAATTATTAACTTTATTGCCAATACTCGTCTAAAACATCAAACACTCTGTTGAGAGTCTGGTTAGCACCAATACATTCCCATTCTCCTTTCTCTCCTATTTCACACTTGTAATCCAATTCTCTTTTTAGTTGCATGAGTCTATTAGTCATAGCAACTTTATCTAGTCTGCCATTCATATGCTTACTCCCTAAAAATTTTAATTGTAGAAAGAAAAAATGAATTTAAACTTCTTCTGCTTTTTTCTTCTTACTACCTATATTATATTTAGTCTCAAGTATCCAATCTCCTTTGTCTTTATATGCTAATACTTTGATTTGATTCAAAGGAGCAATGTCTTGTATTTTATCAATATCTACAATACCAATTAAACCCCAATCAGCAAGAAGCTGAGCAATACGATTCCTACGCTGAACATCATTAGAAGTAAGGTTAGCGTGTTTTCCATCAAGAGCAAAAAGTTCTTTAAAGTGGACAAGATAATACCTCCCTTGCTTATGAAGTATATGACAACTTTGATATATCTTTTTCTCTTTCCTACTTGCTACACCAATTCTTGTGAGAGTTTCTCTAACCTTAAGAAAATCATCTGGTTCATTGAGTAAGACTTCTACCATCTTCTCTGGCGACCACGTCACTTCAGGTTCTCTAACAACACTCATCGTTTTCCTCCAGTTTCAAATTTAGATTTTATAAAATCAAGTTGTTCTTGTGTTAGAATTCTCAAAGCTTGTTTTGCCTTTTCGTTACTATATCCATAGTAGCGTTTTACATAATCAAGATCTTTGATCGTATCTTTACGGAGCCAAGGAGAGTATCTCTTCTTAGTTCTGAGTGTATTTAGTAAAAAATCATATTGAAGCTTCTTTTGTAATAAAGGATTCATATTCATCTCATTTGCAAACATAATTGCATCAAGATGACCAGAGAAACAACGATTAATAATATAGGCAGGATAGTCTTTTTCTAGAGATGGATCTTCATCTATTAGGTTCTTCTTTGATAGATTTATTGAATTTAACCAGTCTTTTAATTCAGTGCTCATATTTTTTTAATTCATTTGATACTTTATCAAGTAGGTCTTGATGATAAGGATACCATACTGTTGCGTTAAATGGCATATCTCCTCTTTCTTGATATGGGATATAAGATCTTACAAATCTCAAATGGTTGCGAAGCATTTTCAATTGGTCATAATCTAATTCTATCACGCAGTAACCTCCACTGTGCATGAACAAACAAGGTTTCGATCTCCATATACATTATCGATCCTTGATACTGCTGGCCAGAATTTATTTTTCTGGTTAACAGGAAAAGATGCCTGTTGTCTACTATAATTATAGTCCCAAACACCTGCTATCATTCTAGCAGTATGAGGTGCATTTTTCAAGATATCTTTATCTGTGTATATTTCTCTTCTTATCATTGCCATCGCATCTACAAATCTCTGCAACTCATCTAATGATTCAGATTCAGTTGGTTCTACCATCATAGTATTTGAAACTGGCCAAGATAATGTGGGTGCATGGAAACCATAATCCATTAACCTTTTAGCAACATCTTCTGCTGTAACTGGTAATGAACGACAATCAAAAATACATTCGTGTGCGACTCTGCCATTTTTTGCTTTATACAATACTTTAAAATCAGGATCTATTTTATATGCTAACCAGTTAGCAGATAATAATGAGATTTCACTTGCCTTTCTTAATCCATCTTCTCCCATCATACGAATGTACATCCAACTGATTGGAAGAATACTAGCACTACCTGTTAGAGAAGAAGATACCCTATGTGTTACAAAAGGTGTCAAATGTGTTGCAACCCCAATAGGACCAACACCTGGTCCTCCACCTCCATGTGGAATACAGAATGTTTTATGTAAGTTAAGATGACATACATCGGCACCATAATTACAAGGTTTTGCTAATCCAACTTGAGCGTTTAAGTTTGCACCATCGAGATATACCTGACCACCGTTATCATGAACAATTTTACATATATCTTTGATAGTTGGTTCAAATACACCGTGAGTTGATGGATATGTAATCATAATACAAGACAACTCAAAGGTATTCATTATCGCTTTCTTCTCCAAGTCTTCCATGTCTATATTACCTTCATCATCACACTTAACACCTACAATCTTCATACCTGCCATAATAGCACTAGCAGGATTAGTTCCGTGTGCACTTGTGGGTATTAAACAAACATTTCTGTTTACATCTCCACGACTTCTATGATATTCTTGTATTGCTAGAAGACCTGCATACTCCCCCTGAGATCCTGCATTTGGTTGTAGGGATATAGAATCAAATCCAGTGATTTCACATAACCAACCTTTTAACTCATCAATAATAATCTGATAACCCTCTGTTTGTTTCTTAGGAGCAAATGGATGTATGTTTGCAAACTCTGGCCAAGAAACTGGCATTAACTCTGATGCTGCATTGAGTTTCATTGTGCAACTACCAAGTGGCATCATACCATTTACCAATGAGAAATCTTTAGATACTAATTCATTAATATATCTCATCATATTTGTTTCACTATGATACTTGTTAAAAATATCTTGCTCTAACCACTTTCCTTTTCTTTGAGGTATATCTTTCCATACATAATCTTTACACGCATCATATACATGATTTATTGTATTGGAACTAGCGTTGAATACAATTTGTGTTTGAACTATTTCATCCAACTCCTGTATTGTGGTAAGTTCATCTAAAGTTATCATCATCCAACCATCTTCATACCTGACGTTGAACTTATCACTCAAGAAATTATAATAATCAATATCAGTTTTTATACGAATAGTATCAAAACCCTCTGTGTCTTCTACTTCTTTACCACACCATCTTAATGCTGTTTTTAACGTCTCTCTATATCTTAGTATTCTATTTGCTATTTTTTTCAGACCTTCCGAACCGTGGTAAGCAGCGTAAAAACCTGCCATATTTGCGAGGAGTGCTTGAGCAGTGCATATATTGGACGTTGCTTTGTCTCGTCTTATGTGTTGTTCCCTTGTTTGCAATGCTAACCGTAATGCTTTATTACCTTGGGAGTCTAGAGACTGTCCTACAATACGTCCAGGAATCTTACGTTTATATTTGTCAGTGGTTGCAAAGAATGCTGCATGAGGTCCTCCAAAACCCATAGGAACACCAAATCTTTGCATACTACCAACTGCAACATCAAATCCCATTTCACCTACAGGTTGCATAAGAACCTGTGCCATTGGATCAACAATCGCAATCTTCATACATTTACAAACTTCTGCTAATCTTAATAATCCACTACGATGTCTTAAATTGCCATGATTGTTTGGTAATTGTATGATGACTCCAAAAGCATCACTAAAGAAAGCTATTGGTATTGATGCATCAAAATCAATTTCAACAATATTAATCCCTAATGGTTTTGCTCTTGTTTGTAATACTTCTAGTGTTTGTGGGAATAATTTACTATCAACTATAAAATCTTTTTTCTTGCCCTGATTATATGCAAGTATCATTGCTTCTGCAGCTGCAGTTCCTTCATCTAATAATGATGCATTTGCAACTGGTAATCCAGTAAGTTCTGTGATCAGTGTTTGATAATTAAATAATGCTTCTAGTCTACCTTGTGATATCTCTGCCTGATATGGTGTGTAAGATGTATACCAAGCAGGATTTTCAAATACATTTCTTTGTATTACTGGTGGTGTAATCGTTCCATAATATCCTTGACCAATTAAACTTCTTTTAACGATATTATGTGAAGCAATATCTTTTAATTCTGTAAGTGCCTGTTGCTCACTACAACCCTCTGGTAATTTACTATCACCACGAAGTAAGATTGAATCAGGCACAATCTCTCTGACTAATTCATCTATAGTTGATAGACCTAAATCAGTAAGCATCTTGCGTTGTTCTGATTCTGATGGTCCGATATGACGTTGGATAAATTCTGACATATTATCCATTCACCATTTCATCATCCATAGTTTTATTTCGGATGACAATTGTATTACTATCATAGTCAGGATAAAATTCAATTATATCCTCTGTGTCCCAACACATTTCCTCATAAAGCATATTGAGTTTTTGCATGTCTTGGTACATATCTGATGGTTTTTCATCCATTTAAAAAATTCCTAGTTTGTAATTAAAAAGAAGTAATTCCTTTCTAGTTTTTTGATTTCTCATATACTCTCCGACAGAACGCATTGTATATGTTAAATCAAATTCAGCAACATTCCAATTTGTAAATCTATCTTTTACTAACTGGTCTGAATTATAACTTATAAGCATTTCAGAATTATATATTTCACAAGCTTTTGCAAAATTATCGTGGTCAAACTTTTTATGCATTGAACCCTTTCTACCATACAAATTATCCTTAATATCGTATGGTGGATCAAGGTAAATAAATGTTTTTTCTTTATCTCCTAACAAATGGCGATAATCAACATTTGTAATATACCAGTCCTCAATCAGTTTACTGTAAACTGGTAACTTATCAATACCTCTCATTGAGAAGTTTGCATCACTGGCTTGTTCTGAAAATGATGATGATTCTGTAAGACCACTAAAAGAACATTTGTTTATAATGTAGAAACAAACTGCACGGTCTTTATCCGTAATATCTAAATCATATAATTTTTCTTTTGCATCTTCAAACAATCCTCTTGCAGAACCACGATCAGGAAATCTTGATTTTAGTTGTTGAAGTTCTGTGTGAACATAGTCACCATTGACCTGTAACTGTAACCAGAAATTATATAATGGTTCATACAAATCATTTACAACAATTTTAAGTTTAGGATATTTTTTTGTAATATGTAATGCTACACTACCACCACCTAAAAATGGTTCATAGTATACATCATAATCTCTTAAATCTGGAAAGAATGGTTCCATCTTTTTGCAAGCACGAGACTTGCCACCAGGATAACGAAGTGGTGTTTTAAAAGATTTAAGAGACATTAATCACTCATTGGCATGTAAGGTGATCTATTTTGACCTCTTCTTAATTCTTCCCATTCCATTTTAATTTCAATCATTTCAGTAAGGTCTTTTACTGATTGTGACATTGATTGATATCCTGCACCAACAAATATTTGTCCTGCCATTACAGCAACGGTGCAAGCACCCCAGAAAATATAATACTGATAGGATTTCATTTGTGCTTTAGTTTTTGTAAAAGTTGATTTAGACATTTGAATTCACACTCCACCATAATTTCGGTTAAACAGGCTAATAAATTAATTTCTTGATCTGCTACGAAGGCAATTTGATAAGAATAACGAGCAATAATGAGCACAGCAGCAGGAATGCTAGAGTTTTCAAGGGTGCTATAAAGAGCATCGTAAACACGACGCAAAAGTACAGCAGAATCATTATCCAAGTTATCGACAACCCATTTACGTACTGCCGAAAAGTCTTTTTGTTTGAGATTTTTTGTAAGTTCATCAATTGATACATCTGAAAAGGTTACTAATATACCGCTATCTATTTTTCCACTCACTGAATATCTTTGACACTCATTTAATACTCTTCTCCAATCTGGAAAATGATTATTAATTAACTGAGCAACAACTTTCTTATCAGTCTCAATCTTTTCTTCTTCTAAGATATGAGTTAATCTTGAGAAGAATTGTGCTGCAATTGTTGGTTTATCTCTTTTGTGTATTGAGAAATCAACAACTGAACACCTAGAATGTAAAGGGTCGATAATTTTGTTTTTATAGTTACAGGTAAAAATAAACCTGCAGTTTTTGGAGAACTCCTCAATAGACGCTCTGAGAAGGAGCTGTACATCGGCAGTGGTATTGTCTGCTTCATCAATGATGATGACTTTATGTTTCGACTCACTTGTAAGAGAGACGGTAGATGCGAAGTTTTTTGCGTTGTTCCGAACAGTGTCGAGAAAACGTCCTTCATCCGATCCATTAATGACATAATAGTCTGCTCCTAATTGATTACACAATGCTTTTGCTACTGTAGTCTTACCAATACCTGGTGGACCTGACAGTAGCATATTTGGTATCTCTCCTCTATCAACAAAATCTTGAAAAGTTTTCTTGATACTCTTTGGTAAAATACACTCATCAATTGTAGTGGGTCTATATTTTTCAACCCATATAAAATCACTCATTATTTAAAACCTTTAGATTGTTTCTTTGGTTTTGGTTTATCAATAACGTGAACAACTGTTCCTTCAAACCAAGGTGAGTTACAATTATTCCACCAATATTCTTGAACCTCGTCCCAAGATTCTACCACAAAAGATTTGTTTTGACAAACTATTCGATAGTGATGACGGTCATAGGGTTTGTCCGAAGTTTGTGAAAAATATCTTGGGTCTTCTTTAGCAATTAATTCCATTTTCTTTTGCCCTCCATTCTTTTCTCATTTTAACATAAACATCGCTTTTTGCAACTATATCACGAACTTTTTTAAATGTTCTTGCAGCTTCAGCATACTTGCTAGTTTCATGATCTGCTTCTTGAGGTAATACTTCTTTAGTTCCTTTCTTGTATTTTCGACCAGAGTTGTGATTTGCATACCTTCTAGCACGGGTAAATCCCATTTCTAGAAATTTACGACACATATCCATACCGATGAAGTCTCCTTCATCACGATAATCTAGATACATTCCAAAAATACGATTGGAAGATATTATTGCTTCTCTAGGAGTTTTGAATCTCCAATGATTACAAATAATGTTAGTATAAGGGCGAACCAGTAGAACTCCTTGCTCTCCCCTTCCAATACGATAAAGTTCACGAGTTTCCGTATTTGTAAAATCAAGTTTTTTGTAATCGAGGTCATAGTCAAATTCTTTCATAGCCAATTTGGTTGTCTGGATGGGTCACGTAAATAATTAAATGCAACCCAAGGTTTGGACGATATATAACGTTTGTAAGCAGTAAAAGTGTCAATGCTTGTGTCATATTTAAACTCATCGGGTCCTGCAAATGCGAATGATTTTGGTCTTTCCATTGTGAATGGAATAAGGTGTCCTGCTTCGAGAACTGTGCTCTCGCAACTATGGACTTTTCTATAGCGATGTGTATACTCTTCACAGAGTGCCATAGCATGGGCAACTAACCACCAAGCGTTTATATTGGATTCGTTTGCCCAGATAGTACAAGGATGTCCTCTAAATGCACCCTTATCTGTTTTGTATGGTTCACCATCTTTTTTGTGTATTTCACCGTATCCGTGACCCCACTTTTCAGAGCAAACAATAGCAAGCATCTGACAAGATTCCAATGGCATCTTGACAATGTGTTTGTCAGGTAATACTTGTGCTGATACAGTTGGTGATGGATCAGTTACAAAGATATTCATAATGTAGTTTATTCTTCTACATTATATTCTATCTGTAATATTTTACTCTGTCTACCAGTGTATGTACACTTTGTTAAGTGGCACATTGTACCACCTAGTTCTTCGACAAGAACTTCAATCTGCTGTATGATTTGTTCTTGTAGCTCTTCTTCACTCATTTTTTTATTTTAGAATAATTAATGTTAAC